CAAACGGCGTTTGAACCGTTTGGAGCGCCTAAAGCTCCCGTTCAGACAGATCTGATTGAGGAAGAAGAGTGAGTTATAAGCCGACTGACGGAATGATTACGGAAGCCACAAGAGGTTTGGAGTGGCGTTCTGAGCATGGTCGAGGCGGCACAGAGGTTGGCATAGCTCGAGCAAGAGACATTAAAAACGGTAAGAATTTGAGTGAAAGCACTGTCAAAAGGATGTTTTCGTTTTTCAGTAGACATGAAGTTGACAAGAAAGCGGAGGGCTTTCGCCCAGGAGAGGATGGATATCCTTCTAACGGAAGGATCGCTTGGGCTTTGTGGGGCGGTGACGCAGGGTTTTCTTGGAGTAGGAAGATTGTGAATAGTCTAGATGATGAGCGTTCATATGAGGACAGCAGATATGAAGTCTCTTCTGCTGTCAGGAAAGGCCTAGAGAAGAAAGCCAGTGACCACAACGAGAAAGTAGGTGACACCGCATCTAAGCGCACCTCTACTAGGACACTGATCGCTGTATTCCGTCGAGGTATTGGCGCGTACAAAACTAACCCGCAATCGGTGAGGCCAAGTGTAAAGTCACCAGAACAATGGGCATATGCCCGAGTTAACAGCTTTTTGTACGTCTTACGGAACGGCAAATTCCGTAGCGGGAAACATGATACCGACCTTTTGCCATCTGGGCATCCTATGTCTAGTAAGGATCGCGCAGATGAAACAGTGTATAATTTTAGGGACACCGATGATTGGATAGTTGAGGAATCAATTATGGATAAGGACCAAGAATATGACGAGCGTCATATTATTTCTGCAACTGAGACTGAAGATTCGGTCATTGTTGAGTTCGGCAAGTCGGAAAACTATAAGGGATTAAACGAAATGCCTGATGTAGTGGAAGAGAACGAACAGAACATGATGTATGACGACGACAATCGACATAATCCAGTGGAGATTGTTCACCGTGCTATACACGTCGATGAAGACGATATCATCGATGAAGAAGAAAGAAGAGTACGCATCGTTATGTCAACAGAGAATCCTGTTGAGCGTGGGTACGGTAAAGAAATTTTAGACCATAGGAGTGAATCCATTGATATGTCGTGGATCGCCACCGGTCGCGCACCGCTGCTACTTGACCATGATACGGCCAAGCAGATCGGTGTTATTGAATCTGTGGAGTTAGACTCGGATGAGCGCAAAGTCCGCGCTTCAGTCATCTTCGGTCAAAGAGGACTCGCCGACGAAATATTCCAAGATGTAAAGGACGGCATAAGACAGAATATTTCTGTTGGCTATGCAGTAAACAAGATGGAGCGCGAGGGCAAAGATACTTATCGCGTGAAGTCCTGGCGTCCTATGGAAGCATCCGTAGTATCTATCCCCGCCGACAGTCAATCGCGTGTGGGAAGAAGTGCTGAGGCTCCTACTGAACCCGTAATAGAAACTTCTGAAAGAGAGGAGACTGTAATGTCTGAAGAAGTAGAAGTAAATGTTGAGGCAGTAGCGTCCGAAGCAGCGCGTACCGCCCAAAAGGAGGCCGCTCAAATCTTTGAGCTCGGTGCTCGGCATCATATGACAGACAAAGCCGCGGAAGCGGTTCGTTCTGGACAAAGCTTAGCTGAGTTCCGTGGTGTAGTTCTTGATGAGATTGGTGACAAGCCACTTGTCACTGAAGACATCGGAATGACTGACAAAGAAGTCAAGCGGTTTAGTCTGATCAAAGCCATCAGAGCTATGGCAAACCCAAATGAACCAAAATACAGGGAAGAAGCTGCTTTTGAATTTGAAGCCGCTCGAGCTGCAGCCGATCTGTACGGCGTGACCTCTCGGGGCCTTATGATCCCGCCTGATGTCATGCGTCAATGGGCTCAACGTGATCTGAATACCACTAATGATTCGGCACTTGTACCGCAAGATTTCCGAGTTGGTGATTTCATTGATGTCTTACGCAATCAGTCTTCAGTTATGCAAGCTGGTGCTCGGATGCTCAATGGATTATCGGGCAACGTGGTTATTCCTAAGAAAGCAACTGCAGCTGCTGCTGGGTTTGTGTCAAGTGAAGGCGGCACTCTGGATGAGTCTGAGGCGACTTTCTCACAAGTCACAATGACACCAAAGACTGTCGGAGCGTTCACCGATGTAACGCGTCAGATGATGATTCAATCATCTCCTGACATCGAAGCATTGATCCGTGATGATCTGACTCAATCGATCGCATTAGCGATTGATAATGGCGCTCTGCAAGGATCGGGGTCGTCGGGCAATCCAACAGGTATTAAAAATACCACTGGCATCAATGCTCCGACTAACTTCGCTGCAGCCAATCCAACGTTTGCAGAAGTGGTCGCGATGGAGACTGCTGTCGCAGAAGACAACGCGCTTCTTGGGAATTTGGCGTACATTCTTCCAGCAAGTATGTATGGCGCTCTCAAGACCACTGAAAAGGCAACAGGGACAGCTCAGTTTGTAGTTGAGCCTGGTGGCACTCTCAATGGATATAATGCGATTGTTTCGAATCAAGTCACAGCTGGTGACCTGTACTTCGGTAACTTTGATGATCTGTTGATTGGAATGTACGGCGGGATTGATCTGTTGGTTGATCCGTATAGCGCCAGCAACAGTGGTAATGTGCGTATCCGAGCGATGCAAAGTGTCGATGTTGCAGTAAGACACGCGGTGTCATTTGCTGTCAATAACGACGGTTCATAACCCATAATGATGACGGGGGCTTCGGCCCCCAGATTCTTAGGAGAATATATGCATTATCGTATTATCAGAGATTGCAGGATTAACGGAGCCCCATCTAGAGTTGGCGATATTATTTCTGTCGATGAGGCAACGGCATCCCAGCTGATGGCCATGGGTAGAGTGGTTCCTCATACTGAGGATTCTAATAATTCCGATAGGCAAGTTAAGAAGGTGGAAACCCGTGAAGGTACAAGTGAGACTGATAAAAAGGTCAAACCACGGACAAGCAGGGGACGTAGTAAGTCTTCAAAAGGAAACAGCAAGTCTTCTAGTTAGTATTGGAGCTGCTGAGTCTCTCGATGATAGTCCAGCAGAGCCTCTAGAGGAGGTTGACGAAGAGGTCGAAGACGATGACAGTGGAGACGAGTCAGGACAGGCTGACGGTTCTGAATGATTTCGGAGTTGATGTCACCATTGGCTCTTCAAAGATTAAAGCTATATTTGATAACCCTCACCAGGATATTACGATTGGTGGCGAGGTCCCTTTCTCAATACAAGAATGCTATATAACAGCTAGAACAGCTGATCTAACAAGCGTTGGGCAAGGCTCCATACTTGTTATTGATAGCGTAAATTATGCTGTGACTGATATCCAACCGGACGGAACGGGCATGACAATGGTCATGTTAGAAAGACAATGAGTCACGTTAGACAGCAGATACGTGAATATTTTGAAACGCAACTCACTGGTCTGACGACAACCGGCTCTAATGTATACGCCAGCAGGGTTTATCCTCTTGGGTCTGGCAAACTCCCCGCGTTACTTATTTATACTCATTCTGAATCTGTAGAGGAGCAATCGTTCTCTAGCAAAAGAGTTCAGATGAGAACTTTGGAAGTTAACGTAGAAGGATATATACGAGCTGTATCCAACTTCGACGATAAAATTGATGACGTTTTAAAAGAGGTAGAGGTGGCCTTGCTTGACGATCCCAAGTTAGGTGGTTTGGCTATCAATACTGAGCTCACTTCAGCTCAATGTGATTATTCAGGCGACGGGGAACAGCCTGTTGCTACTCTGGTTATTACTTTTACGGTACAATACCGTACACAAACAGGGCAACCTGAAACCGCCATTTAAGGAGGCTTAATCATGGCAACTCACACCGCCGCAAATGGCGTAGTAAAGGTAGGAAGCAATGCGGTAGCGGAGGTTACTGGATTCTCGATCGAGTACAACAGCGACACTGTAGAAGATACAGTCATCGGGGATACTGCTCGGACATATCTTCCTACGTTAAAAATGTTTACAGCAACGCTTGACTGTTTTTGGGACGAAACAGATACTAATGGGCAGTTAGCCTTGGACATCGGTACATCAATTACCTTCCAGGTATTCCCAGAGGGAGACCAGACAGGTGATTTATATTACACCGGGACAGGGATCGTCACTGGTCGGTCAGTATCAACGTCTACCGGGGAAATGATCACTGCTTCTTTTACAGTTCAAGGTTCAGGCGATTTAACTGAAACTACTGTATAGGTGATAAATGAGTCTTCTTGATAAGCTTAAACAGGCTATCGAGTTTGACAACATAGAAATAGAGGTTGCCGCTTGGGACGAGACGTTTTACGTCACGCCCCTATCGGTGGCGGAACTGTCTAAGTTGCAAAAGCGATTTCCTGACTTCCTGACTAATTCTTCAGTCGACGCAGCAATCGAATTAATAATAATGAAAGCTAGAACGAAAGACGGAGAGAAAGCGTTCACGCTTGAGCATAAGCCGTTTTTGATGAAGCAAAAAGTCACTGTAATCATGCCATTTTATAGCGTCTTAGTTGGAACGGCCTTACAAGAGGATCACGAAAAAAACTAAGGGAAGACTCGCTGAGACTGAGTTTGTTCAGATTGGCGAGTCACCTTGGAAAAACAGTCGCTGAGTTAGAAAGTATATCTTACTTAGAACTGTTAGAATGGATCGCGTATTTCAGAATAGAGGCTGATCAAGATGCCAGCAGTAACTCAAAAAATAGTCCTACTCGCTGACGATCAAACTGGGCCTGCTATTCGATCGGCCTTAAATAACACTCAGAAGCTCGACAAACAAGTCCAAAAAACAAGTTCGACCATGAGGACGGCAACTCGACAGAGTAGAGCTGCTTTTGGTCAACTTGGACATCAAGTCCAGGACGTTGCTGTACAAGTCCAAATGGGCATGAACCCTCTCATGGTCTTGGGCCAGCAGGGTTCTCAAATGGCATCGATTTTCGGTCCTGGTGGTGCAGTAGCGGGCGCATTCATCGCTCTTGGATCAATTGCCGCAGCTCAGCTCGCGCCAGCTCTCTTCGAAGCCACAGACGCTGCAACTCAACTAGAAAACGCTAACAAGAAACTTGATCGTGTTATTTCTAGTATGAAAGGCGGTGTAATCGAGCTCACTGAAGGCATACGAGAGTTAGCTAAGGCAAATCTTGAGCTGGCTCAACTTGAAATATCGCTAGGCATTGTTGAGGCAGAGGCAGCATTCAAGGCTGCTGTCAAAGGAATCACGCAGTCTCTTGATGATCTGATGAGCAAGTTCCTTCAAAGTAAATCCTTAGAACAGCTCAAAAAGGATTTGGTAATTATCGGAGAAGGAGGCAAGAGAGCTCAACAGGCCGGTGGCAGAGTTAGTGGTGCATTCAATACGTTGGCAGACAAGCTGGGCATAACTGTTGCCCAGGCTAGGCAGCTGACCACTGCGATGATCGCCTTTGGCGAAAACGATACCACAGAAGGAATACAGACACTTCGTGACTTTTTGGTTCAGTTCTCAAAAGAAACTGATCTTGCAGATGACGAACTAAGAGCATTAATACTTACGTTGATTGACAATTCTAAAGCCGCTTTAGATGCGTCAGTCATGCAAGAAAAGCTCAACGAAATCCTGGGCTTGGGCGCAGAAGGCTTTGAGTCTAATTCAGAGAGAGTCAAGAGAAACGCAGAGATCTTAAAAGCGCACACTAAGGATATGCAAGAGCATATGTCTATGCGCGACAAGTACCTGACGCAAGATAGCAAGCTTCTGCAAATGCAGAAGGATCTAGCAGAAGCTGAATTATTCTTTATGAATATTCCTTTAGCCGATGCAATAAGAGAAAGAATAGCCCTGCACAAAGAAGAGTTAGAGGTCAAAAGACAATCGGAACAGATGGCTGTCGCTAAGAAGTTGATATCTGAACAGAGCGAGCGCAACCAACTTCTTATGGAGGGTATGACAGCTACACAAAAGATGGCGACTGAACATCGAAGATTGATCGAGGTCATAGGTTTAGGTAGAGACTTAGGGCAATTCGATTCAGCTGAGCTGGCAGCCTATCAGAAGGCGATGGAGGCATATCACGAAGAAGTTTATGGCGATAGGACCAAGCAAAGAGCCAAGGACGCAAGAGAAGAGGCTAGGAAGTTAGCTAATGAGCGTAAAAAGTTAGCAAAGCTCGACCAAGAAGCCGCCAAAATCATGCGCGAAATGGCTCCTGATCGAGAGAAATTCATTGCTTTCCAGGAGAAAATTAATTACCTAGTGAGAAATCATGGGTTGTCGCTTGAAGCGGCTAACAAAGCGCTCGCTGAAGCAGCAGAAGAATATGGGGTGGTCAATACCTCATTACGTGATGTAGGTGAACAGGGGCTGCGATCGTTTGAGGACGGATTAGTCGACATAGTGTCTGGAGCTAAATCAGCAAAAGATGCTTTTGCCGATATGGCGAGATCAATCATTAACGATCTAATTCGTATGCAAATTCAACAAAGAATAACTGGGCCGTTGAATCAATTACTCACTCCATTCTTGACTCCTGCTGCTCCAACAGCTGTTGCCAATATACCTAATGCTCAGATCACTAGGGCGCCTATAGCAAGGGCTATGGGAGGACCTGTTTCAGCCGGTCGCCCTTATATGGTGGGTGAGCGTGGGCCAGAGCTAATGATTCCAAGTAGCTCTGGTCGCGTCGTCTCCAATGACAGATTAGGTGGAGACACTGTTAATATCAGTTTGAACGTATCCACTGGAGTTTCAGCGACTGTCCGACAAGAAATGCAAGATATGTTGCCACAGATCGCCGAAGTCGCTAAATCTGCTGTCCGAAATGCTCATGCACGTAGAAGGATGTAAAAATGGGTCATGTCACTTATCCAATAACGTCCGTAACATCTCAGCTAACTAACAACATCGCATCTGTACAAGTTAAAGCTGTTGGGGCGAGCGCTATAAACGAAAGTCCGTTTACATTTGCACAACAAGTTTATGAGTTTAGTGGCAAAAGATGGGAATTTAATTTAACGACTTGTGCTTTAGGGTCGAATACTGCAGCTCTTAAAGCAGTACAAGGATTTTTACTGAGTCTAAAAGGTGTGAGAGGAACCTTTGAGTTAGACATCCCAACTATATTGAATGAAACGAGATCGGGTCAGCATACTGGTACTGTGACTGTCAATTCTGGCGCGATAGCTGGTGAAACAAATATCACTTTGACTAAGACGGGGTCATTCTCACCTACACAAGGTGATTGG